GATGCAGAAGAACTTTTCCCTCACGGTCGCAGGACGTAGCTTTGGTAAATGCATCGACCGGATCTCCTTAGTGCTTACCGACGAGGGATTTAAGGAAATCCACCAAGTCAAGGTTGGCGAACGTATTTGGGCTAACCGGTCTCCCCAGACGGTGCTAGCTAAGGTCGAGAACCCCAAGGAACCGGGATTCACTGTCACGACAAACCGTGGGTATATCTGCACCGGAAAGGTCGGACATAAGGTTTGGGTATTTGACTCGTCATCCTTGGAGTTTACGTGGCAAAACATTGAGACCTTGAAGGGCAATGAAATCATCCCAATCCGTCGCGGTATGGACCATTGGGGAAATGAGACCCCTATCGCCAACTATTTCCAGCCGGACCGAGGAACCAAACCCGGGCATCCCTCTCACCCTATGGTTCTGGATGAGGACCTGAACCTCTATTACGTAATGGGAGTCATCCTTGGGGACGGAACGATGCGCCAACAGGGAGGAACTGTCGGGGTAAGCTCAATGGACCAAGAGGTGGTTGATTCTGTCTATACCATGATTCGAGACCACCTGCCGAACACCAAGGTCTCAGTCAAAGTCAAAGACAGCGCGGCCAAGGATTACATGTTTTGCAGCGTCCGCTTTAAGGCCTTCCTTCGTTACATGGGCTTCGACAGTGAGTTAGCCTATCAAAAGACGGTTCCAGCAAAAATCCTATCGGTTAGCAAACCAAAGGTGTCCGCCTTTTTGCGCGGCCTTTTTGATACGGATGGGAGTTGCACTCTCAATCCCAAGACCAATCGGTGTGAAATCGAGCTGGGTAGCTCGTCTCGCGATATCATTGACAAGGTCCATTCCATCCTTCTCAACTACGGGATTCTCGCCTCGGTCACCCAAAAACATGTAGCTGGGACCCATCGCTTCTCCAACGGCAAAGACTATCAAACCCACAACGCGTGGGCCATTGATATATTTGACCGCCGAAGTCTTGAAATCTTCAGCCGAGAGATTGGGTTTGGGATTAAACGCAAGCAGGCCAAGCTCGACCTTTATCTGTCCAAGCCGACCAATTCAGCCTACAAGCACAACATGCTAAGGGTCGGTCCGTATTTTCGGGCCAAGTATGGACAAGCCTTCAGGCGCGCTTACGACCTACGAATTTTGGATTGGATTTCCACTGCCCGTTTGGCCGAATTTTTGGATTGCCCCTTCGTTGACGAGACAGACAAGGCTAAGATTCGAGCGATTCTTGACTCTCAGTGCTATTTCGACTCAATCCGTGTTATCTCCCCGACCGAGACGGAAACGATTGATATTCAGGTCGATAAGGAGGAGTGTTATTGGAGCGGAGGATTCGTCAATCACAACTCCACAGTTTTTTCCCACTTTTGCTACCTTTACTGCCTCCTCAATCCGGGCCACCACATCCTAATCTGCGCCGCAACTTTCCGTTCCAGTCGCCAGATTGTGGAGCGCATTGACGAATGGGCCAATCCCAAGACCAAAGGTGCCCTGCTCCGCCAGACCTTTGAGCGCGACATGATCAAGCGACAGGACCTCATCAAAATCGTGTTCAAGAATGGCTCGTCTATCACCGCCGTCCCCTTGGGCGACCCTGATAACTTACGCGGCTTCCGGTGCAACCTGCTCGGCATTGACGAAGGTCTCCTTATCTCCCACCACACCATCAACATGGTGCTCAAGCCCTTCCTCGCGGGCGGCGCAGACCCGACCAAAAAGCAGCTCTTGCGTCGTCGCGAGGCACGGCTTATCGAGGCGGGCAAGATGCAGGAAAAGGACAAGACCGTATTCAAGGCCGATTCCAAGATGATTGTGCTGTCTTCGGCATCCTACAAGTGGGAAGAGCTGTACTCGATGTATAAACAGTATCGAGCTATCATCGAGAAGAGTGACATCGAAGGGGCAGCCAAGGCAGAGGAAACAGACGCTGGCGCAGCAACGTACCTTGTCCACCAATTATCCTACAAAGTTGGCAATCCCGACCTGATGGACGCGGGTATTCTGCAAGAAATCCGCGAAAAGCGTATCCCAGAATCTGTCATCAAACGCGAATATGAGGCACAGTTCATTGACGAATCTGGTGGCTTCTTCAGTGCCAAGGAAATTCACGAGTGCAGTGTGGCTCCGGGGCAATTACCTTGCATCGAGGTGACGGGCGAAAAGGGCGCAGAGTACATCCTCGCCATTGACCCGTCAATGAGTTCCGATCCAGCGGGCGACCATTTCGCCATGTGTGTGATGAAGGTGGTGGCGCGCGCGAGAGACGGGCGCAAGGTAGGCATGGTCGTCCACCAATACGCCTGCGCCGGAGTGGGTTTGAAGCACCACATGGCCTATCTGATGTTCATCCTGACCCATTTCAACATCGTCTATCTCATTTGCGATACGTCCCACGGTGACCAAGGCGACTTCATCAGTGCATGCAATGAGTCGGAGGTGTTCAAGCAGGCCAAGTTGGAATTGAACGCCATTGATGCAGATTTCGCCGGGGCCGACTTTGAGACCATTGTCGGTCAGGTCGCCAAGTCCTACAACCGAGACAGCAGTGTCAAGCGCATCGTGCAGAAGCAGTATTTTAGCACATCCATCATCAAGGCGGGCAACGATTATCTTCGTGCCTGTCTTAATGAACGGGCCATTATCTTCGCTTCTCACGCGGCCTCTGTGGGTAAGACTGCCGAGTTGGCGGGCTATGATATTGGGTCGATTCATCAAACCCACCCCGCCTTTCACGACGAGGACGTGGAGGGGATGGGAAATGCCTATGAGTTCGTCAACCATCAGGACGTGCTCATGGAACAGACCAAGAAAGAGTGTGCGCTGATTGAAGTGAGCAGCACGGCACTGGGCCATATCAGTTTCGACCTGCCCAGCCACATGACCAAGAACCGGAAGAATGTCCAGCGTAATCGGCGCGATAGTTACAGTGCTCTCTGGCTTGCAAATTGGGCTCTAAAAATTTATTTGGCTTCCCAAGAGTTACCTTCTCCCGAGGTTGACGAATTTATACCTGTGATGCTTGCTCTACGATGAATCAGACGTGTTATTGCTGCAAGACAGAGAAGCCATTGGTAGACTTTGTCAAAGATAAGTATACCAAGAGTGGTTATAAGTTTATTTGTCGGGCGTGTAGTCGGGTCAAAAATAAGGAATACAGGAAAAAGAATTGGGAACGAGTCAAGGCTAATGTCTATAAATGGCGAGAAGAAAACAGAGAGTATTACGCAGCCACCCAGTTATATTACAAGGGGCACTCTTCTGAATTGAAACGAAAAGCTAGAAAGGAAAACCGAACAAGAGAAGAAGCGAGGGCCTTTGTGAAAGAAAATAAGACTAGTTACGATTTTCGCCACAAAGAAAAATTGGCTGCATACCAAAAGAGTCGAAGAAAAGAAATTAATGCCAACAATCGCAAGAGAAGAAAAGAACGAGAAAAAACCGACATTCAGTATAAAATTACTAATAGGCTTCGAGGAAGGCTTTCCTGCGCGTTGAGACGCAAAAAGAAAAGTGCTTCGACGTTGGATTTGTTAGGCTGCACCGTTGATTTTTTCAAACAGTGGCTAGAAAAAAATTTTGAAAACGGGATGACGTGGGACAACTACGGGTTTGGACCCGACAAGTGGAACATAGATCACTACTTTCCCTGCACTTACTTTGATTTGACCGATCCAGAACAGCAAAAACAATGCTTTCATTGGAGTAATCTCTTTCCGATGTGGCAGAAACACAACCAATTAAAGGGCGACGATTTGTGGATTAGCGACTACCAAATCTAATAAGCCCTCCTTCCCACGGTGTATCTCCCCGCATAAAGTCAGAACCAAAGTCACTTTCATCCAACTCCCATGCCCCGTCCTTATCGCAAGTCGTCCAGCTACTGGCAGTCGCCCCGCAAGCCCATCGTGGTCACGGCCTCCTCTCCCGCTACCGCTGGTCAGCCTACCACCCAAATCGCCCAAGCCGCGCATATTGACATGGAACCGGCGTTTGACGGGGCTCCTCACTATTCCGCCAAGGCCGCGTGTGGTGGCGGGCCGTTCAATCCGACAGGTTATCGTGACGGGGCAGCCCCCACGGTTCTTGACCCAAATGTCTACCCGAACATCCGCACCGGCATCATGCCTTTCGATATCTCGGGCGACGGGGCTTATTACGGGGCCACCGGAGCCGTGAGTCTCGTCTACCAATGTTCGTATAATTACGCTCCCCTGCGCAACCTGCTCAACCTCCTCGTAGACTTCTCCATCTCCGACCTCATCATCAACACGCCCAACAAGCGGGTTCGTACCTTCATCAAGACGTGGTTGGAATCCATCGAGATCAACCAGTTCATGACCCGGTTCTTCCTCGAATACTACCGCTCCGGCAACGTCTTCATCTACAAGTTCTCCGGTAAGATCAGCGAGGACGGGATGAACATGCTGAAGACGGCCTACTCGTCCGACATGCGCCATGAGACCTCCGCTGCGTCGCGCAAGAGCAAAACGGTGCCCATCCGCTACATCATCCTCAATCCGATGCAGGTCTACCTCCAGCGCGGCGCGAGTTACGCCTACGGTTACGTCCGCATGTTGAGCACTTACGAAATCCAGCGGTTGAAAAACCCGCAGACCGAGGAGGACAAGCAGGTCTTCGAGTCGTTCCCCGAGGACATCCAGCGGCAGATTCAGCAGGGCGGCGCGTGGCGCTACATCTACGTCCCGCTCGACCAGACACGCCTTTACTACGTGTTCTACCGTAAGGCCGACTACGAGCCCCTCGCCATCCCCATGGCCTTCCCAGTCATGAACGACATCGAGTTCAAGCTCCAGCTTCGCCGCATCGACATGACCCTCGCCAGCACGATGGAACAGGTCGTTCTCCTCGTCACGGCGGGGCGCGCGGCGGACCAGTGGAATCAGGTTCCCTCGGCCAAGCAGTTGCAGGCCTTGCAAAACATCTTCCAGTCCCAGACCATCGGGCGCGTGCTCGTG